GTGAATGTTCCGAGGAAGCCGACCGTCTTGCTGAGACCGTTGGTAAGCGAGATAGAAAGATCGTGAAGCTGAATCTCCAGATTGCTCAACTGGTGGAGGGTGGCAACGTCGTTGCGATGGCTCAGTATGCGGAGGTGGTTGCGGATCTTGCGAACGAGCGGGACGTGCGCGATGCCATTAGGGAGGCTTACTGGAAAGAGCTGGAGCGTGTCCGCGTAGTCCACAATGGCGAGGTCGAGCGCGTAGAGAATCTGCTCGCGGAGGCTCGGAAGTCTCGTGACGGCTGGGCGCTGAAGTTGAGCGAGTTGGACGAGCGGGCTGGTCCGCTGCATAAGGAGCCGACTGAGCCATGAAGTGCCCGATCTGCGATAGCGCCAAGACCGGCTCTTGGATGATGGGTCACGGAGAGCAGCCGGAGGGTCACGAGCACAATCCGAACAAGTGGTTTTGCGAGGACTGCCGGCATCAGTGGTTTGTGAATTGTCCAAAATGCAACTGGTCACACGAGCAGTGGGAGATTCACGACCGGCTAAAATCTGTGAAGATTGGCTTCTTCCGCGGATTTGAGTGGATCCACACCGATCAAGGTGAGCCGACTGAGTCCTGAAATAATCGGGTCTCGTGCGGGAGGAGGAGTGAGATGATTGAACGATTCGATGAGTTTGAGTACGAGAACATGGCCCCGGAAGCGGGTGGTGAATGGGTTAGATACGACGACCACGTAAGTGCCGTGAATTCCAAGGTAGATGAGTGTGTTGGGCTCCTCGCTGACGACAAGGACCGTGGGAGGTTCTGGAACACGTTTGATCGGTTGGCACAGGCGATGCTCGCGCTGAAGGAGAAGGAGTGAGCGACTCTGAAATCGGGAAGGTGCGAGACGGCGCCTCTGCTGAATTCATTGAGCTGGAAAAGGTTGTGGACGGTTTCAAGTACGACCCGTTCGCCATTGCGGAGGCTCTGATGCGTGCCCGAGGGGAGGTAAGCGCTCTCTGGGTCAGCGTCTACATTCTGAGTTTTACGGTTGTGGGCCTCGTCTCCCAATTAATCATTCACGCGGTGCGAGGATGACCCTCACCCGTAGACGCTTCGTGAAGCTGCTCTCGTGGCTGCCGGCTGTGGCGTGGCTGCCGTGGGGGAGACCTGAGTACTACAAACCAGCTACGTTGGCCCATGACGAATGGAAAGGTGCGGAGCTAATAGACGTCTGGTATGACGAGCCGCCGAACAACATGGAGATCTACGGGCGGAGTCCCTACGAAGAGTACTTCGCAGCGCTTCGAGAGCAGCGCTTGGTCTGGGAAGAGCAGTGGCAAGAAATCAGAGAGCGTGCGTTGCGCGGTGATCCCATGTCGAAGTCCTCTGTGCTTATTGCTGAAGCGCTGAACGGGCGTCTGAAATGAAAGAGCGCCGGACCCGATCGTAACCGAGCCCGACGCTCATGCAGCGGAGGTGATTCCGGCTATGACCGCTATCACTGCGGCTTCGCTGGCCCCGCTGACTGAGCCGCATTGTAGTCCTGAACAGACTTCGAGCAAACCTCTCCACCCTCCGTCTGCGTCCTAGCTCGCCGGGCGAATGCCTAAGCGACTGAGCTAGAACTTCGGAGCGTGGCGGTTTGCCCGGACGCGAACACGCGGGATGGCCCCCGCGCCGTCACGACTTGCAGACGAGCCTAGGGCTTGTTGCCTACAAGTCTCGGGTTTCACGACGAGGTCACTTTCGAGCGCCGAAGCGCCAGCCATCACCCCTTCCTCGTCTTGCCTGGGTTGCCGAATTGGATGGTCCCCCTGGTTCCGGCTTGGCTCACCACAACGCCCCAGCGGTTGTGCCCGCCGACGCTGCGTCCTGCTAGGTCCCCGGCCCACCGCGCTTATCGAGCGCAAACGGCGAGTCGGGGATGGAGTGGATCAAGTCCAATCTCTATCGCGCCCGAGCGACCTCCGCAACTCAATTTCGGACAAGCCACCCATTTCGGATGAGGGCTGTATCCGTAGCGATTCTCCCCACGCCTCTTCAAAGCGTTTGGGGGCACGCTTAACTCCAGAGAAAGGATCTTCAAGATTTCTCTCCGAAGCGAATGCAAGTCTAGTCCGCAGTAGCAGCCGGAATTCGGTTTCGGCCTCTCGCGCTGTGCGAGCCCGAACGACAAGGTCGTACTCAAGGCACTGAGCCACATACCAGCGGCCATCGTTTAAGTAATGGGGCTCGATTAGGACCCTAAGAACCGTCATTGGACTTGCCTCCAAGTGCGCAAATGACAAGCAGCCAGTTAGCCGATAATCCTTGGCGGAAAAGCTAACTGGCCGCTTAGGGCCGCCCTGCAACTAGACAGCTTGGGGCGCGCAGGTTCGCCGGCAAAGGTCTCTACAGCCCACATCCATACCACAGCCTGCGGCGAATGTAAATCCTGAGAGGCTGAAGTCAGCGAGATGGCTCAGGTTTTCTGTCACGAGGACCAATAGCGATTGCCTGTCGTGTGGCGTTTTGCCCCATGTTCCACGTGGAACGCAACAAAATGTGGCGGAAATTGTGTTGATTTGCTCCGTGGCTGTGGTATTGGTGCCTAATAATGAGGCACCCTGCAACAAAAGGTTGCACCCAGCGATGACCGATAGCCTGATGATTCGGCGCGGCGAGCCGATGGAGAACGCTCGCCACGAACGGATCGCGCATGCCTTGGCGAGTGGCGCGAAGACGGCCCCGCTCGCATGGATCGAAGTCTACCGCCGCGACATCAAGACCGAAGCCGGGCGCCTCTCCTACGTCCAGAAAATGACCGAGGCGCAGAAGAACGCCGCGCAGAATATCGCTCGGCGCCCTGACGTGAAGGCTCGAGTCGCGGCGATCCTGAAAGAATGGCACGACCGCCGCATGAGCGCGGAAGAGGATCAATTCCAGTTCCCGAAGGCCGCCGTCCTCCGCGGGCTGGTCGAAAACTACGAGCGTGCCGCTGGGCTAGTCCCCGTACTCGAAAACGGCGTCTTCATGGGCGTCTTCAAGGTTGACTACAAGGCCGCCAACACTTCACTCGAGCTGCTCGGTACCGAGCTCGGGATGTTCATCAAGCAGCACAAGCACCTCCACCAAAACGCGAATCCGCTAGATGGCGATCGCGGAGAAATACTCGGGAGCTTACGTGTCCTCACCGACCGGCTCTCCGATGCCGACCTCCGAGAGCTCGGACTTCAACGACTCGACACTGTTGAAGCGACTTCACGGCGGGTTAACGGCGCTGGAGACGAACAAGGGGAGACTCTACCGGCCGTACCCCAAGCAGGTTGAGTTTCACAACGCGGGGAAGACCCACCGGCAACGCCTGTTCATGGCGGGGAACCGGCTTGGGAAAACCCTCGCGGGCGGCATGGAGGTCTACTTCCACGCCACCGGCCTGTACCCCGATTGGTGGGAGGGCCGGGTCTTCAAGAACCCCGTAAAGATCATCGTCTCCGGCCGTACCGCAGAAACCACCCGCGACGTCCCTCAGCTCATGCTGATGGGCGAGCCGGAAAGCTGGGGCACCGGCTGCATCCCCAGAAGCCATATTGGGCGCACCGTACTCGGGCGCGGGCTCACCGATGCGCTGGACTCCGTTTCGGTCCTGCACAAGACCGGGCACGCGAGCCATATCACCTTCAAGCAGTATTCGCAGGAGCGACTGGCCTTCGAGGGCTACGACGCGGATATCGTGTGGTTCGACGAAGAGCCGAAGTTTGGCGTCTATGGCGAGGGGCTGACCCGGACCCACAGCCGCAACGGCATCGTGTTTGTCACCTTCACGCCCCTTCAGGGCATGAGTGACGTGGTGCAGCTCTTCTACCCGCACCCGGACACCCCGAGTCACAGCCTCACGCGCATGGGCATCCGGGACGTGGAACATTTCGAGGATGTCGAAGAGATCATCGCCAGTTACCCCCACCATCTACGCCAAGCCCGCGCCAATGGCGAGCCGACGCTGGGCACCGGGAAGGTGTTCCCGATTGACGAAGATGGTTTTGCCGAAAATCCGCTTAAGGAAGTTCCCGAGCACTGGTTCCAGATCGGCGGAATCGACTTTGGCTACGACCATCCTACGGCCTGCGTCAAACTCGCCGAGGACCGCGACAATGACACCCTGCACGTCATCACTGCCTACCGGCAGCGACTACAGACGCCAGTGGTTCATGCAGCACAAATGAAAGCAGTCGGTGGACTGTGGCTGCCTTGGGCTTGGCCCCAGGACGGCTACCAGCACGACAAACAAAGCGGAATGCAGATCGCGGCGAACTATAGAGACGAGCAGGGTGTCGATATGCTCCCCCAGCACGCGCAATTCGAGAACGGCAGCATCGGGCTCGAAGCGGGTGTGATGGAGATGTACGACCGGCTCCAGACCGGAAGGCTCCGCGTAGACCGAAACCTCGGGATCGTGTTCGACGAGATTCGAGTTTACCACCGCGGCGAGGACGGGCAGATCGTCAAGAAGAAGGACGACGTACTCTGCGCCATCCGGTACGCGATGATGATGCGCCGCTACGGCATCCAGCGGCGCCGCAAGGCTACTGCGATCCGAGTCATTACCGACCATGACGACCCATTGAATCCGCCCAACGTGGCGGCCTAAGGAGAGAACCAAAATGACACGTTCCATGCTTACCTACATTGCCATCATGCTCCTGGCTGCCCCGGCCTACGCGCAGCACGTGAGCACCAGTGGTCGCTGCCCCTACCTGGGCGACTGCGTGCTCGGAGACGACAACGTAAAATCCATCACCCTCAAGTCAGCACAGGGGATGTTTGCTGTGGGTGAAGAGTTTGCCAATCAGGCTGTGCTCACGGCTAATTCAACGGCTACTGCGGTCATCAAGGGTGCTGACGCAGCTGGGAATGCCAATACGCGGTTTGATACCACGGGTTCAGGCACTATAGAGGTCGGGTCTCCTGATGTGACTTCGGTAACGATCGTTACGGATGGCGGTTCGATAGTGTTGGACGGGACTATCAGTGTTGCGTCTGACGTGGTGGTTGCACCAACAGAGACCGCGACTTTCGGTGCGCCGAATGCCTTCTTCGATACGCCGGCAAACCTCAATCAGTATGTGGGCATTCCGCGATTGAATGTCACCCAACTGGGGGATGGGATCGCAGATGGTACGTCCACGACTGAGTTGATTACTCCATTGGCAGGTACTTGTGCTGTGATTACAGCGGGGGTCGACGTAGACGACTCGACTCTCTTCATTACCGACGCGGCTAGCTACAAATATACGGGTGCGTCTACGGCAGCCGACAACGACGGATTTGATTGCGATGTGACGGGTCCGACGGCTGGTGACAGCACGGACAGTATCGGTTTCTGGTTCCGTTCGGATACGGCTCTGACTGCGGGTACGTTGGATGTGTCGCTGCTAGATGGCGCATCGGTCGAGGGTGGTCCGATCAATATGCCTGCGATCACAGTGGTCGATGAATGGCAGTGGATTGAGATCGACCTTGGGTCGAGCTGCGATTCGGACTGCACGGGTATTGATGGGTGGTTCATGCAGGTCACGACTGCCGGCGCCGCTACGTCTGAGATGGACGGCACGGTACTCCATATCGACTCCGGTGCAATTTGGCTCGACACGGCTGAAGCAACAATCGGCGATGTGCAGGTAGGTGGGGTTATCAGCGTCTCTGTTGCTGCGGTTGCTGCGGGCTCAGACAACACGACTTCGGAGTTGGTCGAGTACACGGACTACATCGTGAACTACCAGACCGGAGCCGACGTGCTCGTGTTCATCACAAAGCAGGATGATAACTACGGCTGGACGCTTGAAGTTCTGAACGACTGAGGAGGGCGTTATGGTTTTATTGACAGGGGCGCTTATTGGCGCTGTTGTAATCGGCGGGCTTGCTGGGGCGTCGGCGGCTGGGGCCTTCGACGAAGAGGCTCCTCAAATCAACTTGCCGGGAGATCTGGAGGAGCGCAAGCGCAAAGCCATTTCAGGGCGCTCTGACACCATCCTGACGGGAGGGGCGCTTTCTCAGAAGAACCAACCCACCGTTCCGTCGGCGCTACTGGGAGGCAAGAGGTAGTTGGTCAACGCCAAAGACATCGTGCGGCGCCTGGAGCAGATGGAGTACGAGCGCTCCAACTGGGAAGATACGTGGCAGCAGATCTCCGACCACGAGCTGGGTCGGCGCGATTTCCAGACGAAGCACATCATCGGCGGGCGGCAGCGACTCCAGAATATCTACGACGGCACAGGAATGCGTGCTCACTCGACCTTCGTAGCGCTCGTGAGTTCGCTGCTCACCAATCCGGCGTCGGACTGGTTCCTGCTCACCACCGCGGATCAGCGGCTACTCCAAAACCGCCGCATTGCGCTGTGGATTCAGGAGGCGCAGGAGCACCTGAGGTGGGCGATACGTCGTGGAGCTGCCGCATTCCAGCCGCAGATGCACGAGATGTACACCGACCTGATTGGCTTCGGGACGGGTGCGATTGCGGTACTCGAGGACCCGCTTGACGGCCTGTACTTCCACGCCCACAACCTGCAAGAGATCTTCTTGGAAGAGGATTACCGGGGGCGCATCGACACGGTGTACCGCCGCGTAGAACTCACCGCACGACAGGTGGAGGAGAAGTACCCCGGCAAGAGCCAGGAAGCCGTAAAACTGATTGCCACCAAGAACGAAAACCAGAAGGTGAAGATCCTTCAGGCTCTCTTCCCGAACGGCGAGGCGCACCTCGGCGGCATCGGCAACCTGCCAATTGCCAGCGTTCATATCGCGATGGGTACAGGTGCCCCCGAAGTCTTGCGCGAGGGCGGCTACCACGAAATGCCAATCATGGCGACGCGCTGGGAGAAGGACTCGGGAGAGATCTACGGACGCGGCCCCGGCGTTTCGGCGCTCCCCGACTGCAAGATGAGCAACCAGATGAACAAGACCATGTTGAAGGCCGGGCAGAAAGCCGTGGACCCGCCGCTCATGGTGAGCGATCGAGGCGTGCAGTCCACGATCAGGACGCATTCCGGTGGCGTGACGACCGTGCGCGATACCGGCAGCAACCTCGACCCGATTCGGCCGATTGACTCCAAGGCGAAGTTCAATATCGGCCTGGAGCTCATCAAGGACCGCAGGTCCGGTATCGAGGGTTCCTTCCATGTAGACCTGCTGGAGATCTTCCGGCAGCCGAACATGACGGCAACGCATGTGCTGGAGATCGTCGAGCAAGCCGACCGTGCGCTCTCGCCGGTACTCGGCAGGCAGCAAATCGAACTGCTGGAGCCGCTGGTCAATCGAGCCTTTATGATCGAGTTGCGCTCGGGTCGTATGCCACCTCCGCCCGAGGAATTGATCGGCCACAGCGTTATCGCCGAATACCAATCCCCCGTAGTGCGAGCACAGAAGTCCAGCGAGAGGCGAGCGCTGCGTGAGGGAGTCGCCGGAGCGCTGGAATTCGCCAACACCGTGCCGGAGATCCTCGACAACTACGACACCGACAAGGTTGCCCGTCTCGACTGGGAACTGGGCGGCTTGCCGGTGGCGGCGATGCGTAGCCTCGATGACGTGGCTGCCATCCGAGAGACTCGCGCTCAGAAGCGGGCGCAAGATGAGCAGATCCAACTCGAATTGGAGGCGGCTGACGTGGCGAGCAAGTTCCAAGGGGGAGCTGCGGCATGAGCAACAGCGCCCGCCGCAAAGAGAACGCGCAAAAGCAGGGCGAGAAGCAGGCGCTCTTGAAGAGCCACTATGTGGTGGCTTTCGGCTCAGCGTGCGGCCCCGCGCAAGAGGCGGTATTGCGCGATCTCATGGAAGAGGGCGGGATTATGAAGCGCTCGCACGCATCAGGCGACTCGCACGCGACAGCATTCAATGAGG